TCAAGGCGTCTGGGTACACTCGGTTGTCGATGCCGCCATCACTGGTGGCCCGCTGGCTTTTGTGTATTCACTGGCTTTTGGACACACTGCGGTATCTTTGGCAACCGCTGAGTCTGGTAGTTTCACCACAGGTACGACAAAAGCCCCGCGCCAGATTGCACTGGGGTGCGAAGGCTTTGCGGCTACAGCGGTAGCTGGAACACTGCTTAGTCCCTCAGGTGTATACCGACAATTCGTAAGCCCTATCGTTGTTGCTCCCGGTGAGTTCGTTGCAGTTGTCGGACGAAACTTCGGTACTGCCGTGACTGTTGGCTCCGTGGTACACACAGTCGGGTTTGACGCTTACTTCGAGTAATTAAATGTCTCTGCTACTTGCGCTCACGGGCAGTAGCGGAGGTAGTGCCAGCGTAAACCTAACTGGTGCGGGGGCCGCCTCCGCTGCAGGCACCTTCACGTCCACCGGCACAGCCACGCGTACCTTCACCGGGGCCAGCACCACGGCATCGGCCGGTACGATCACCGCAAGCGGGTCGTCTGTTGTCAACGGCTCTGTAACCCTCACGGGCGCAGCCGCTACAAGCGCGGCAAGCGCGCCGACTGCTACTGGTACAAGCACAACGACACTCACGGGTGCCGCCACAACCTCGGCCGCCACAGCTATTACCGCCACGGGTACAGGGATCACAACGCTGACCGGCGCGGCTACAACTGCTTCTGCAGGCACGATAGTGTCAAGTGGACTGTCAACCACGACACTCACGGGTGCGGCAACAACTGCCTCGGCCGCAGCTATTACCCCCACCGGTACAGGAGCTACGACATTCACCGGGGCCGCTACAACTGCCTCGGCGGGGACGATTACCCCCACCGGTACAGGCACTGTCACCCTCACGGGCGCGGCTACAACTGCCTTGGCGGGGACGATTACCGCATCTTCAGCCGGTGCAGGAACTGTCAACCTCACGGGCGCGGCCTCAACTGCATCGGCTGGAACCATTGTCGCGAGTACGCCGGATGCCTCGATAGCCCTCACGGGCGCGGCCACAACTGCTACGGCCGCCGCGATCAATGCCCTCGGCAATGCTATCGCAACGCTTACCGGGGCAGCCACAACTGCATCGATTGGCATCATCACCAGCACCGGAACGGCCACGTTCACACTGGTGGGGGCCGCAGCGACTTCAGCCGCAGGTGTCCTGATCGGCACGGGTGACGGGAACACAACGCTCATAGGCATCGGGCGCACATCGAGCGCGGGAACGATCACAGCTTCGGGCTCTGGTGCCGGGGGAATTGTGTGGCCGCTCCCCGCGCAGGTGCTTGCGGGTGTAGCCTACGGCCCGACCGGGACAGAGTACACCGGTACGTACAAAGACCCGATACGCCTTGAGTTGGAGACAGGCCGACTGGTCAAGCCCATCGGATCAAAGCTGGCGCTGCTGCTATAGCTGCGGTAAACTACTATCACATTTTCACGAGGCGTACTATGGACAAGTCCAACAAAACCCCCAAGGGCGACAAGCCCATGACTGATCTTGGTAAAGGTCAGAAAGTCCCGCCAGCCAAGTTCCCCAAGGTAGGCGATACCGTGCCTTCCACTGGCGGCTATAAAGCGGGTGGTATGGTGCGTCGAGGCTACGGCCAAGCACGGGGCGCGTAATGGCTACGCGGGGCTGGGGCAAGGCGCGCAAGAAGGCCGCAGGCGGGTTTATTGATCCGGCAGCTACCAAGGCGAAGGAAATCAACCCCAAGCCTGAATTTACACGCCAAGCTATTAACAAGCCCAAGACGCACCACGACGCAGTGACGGCCATCAACCAGCCAAAAACGCAACGCACACCTTGGCAAAAACTGGAATAGCCCATGACCACATCAGGAACCACAGCCTTCACCCTTGACCTTCTGGAAGTTGTCGAGGAAGCGTTTGAGCGCTGCGGTGCCGAGCCGCGCTCTGGGTATGACTTGCGCACCGCGCGCCGGTCTATCAATCTGCTATTTGCTGACTGGGCCAATCGCGGCATGAACATGTGGACGATGGACGCGGGCAGTGTGAACCTAACCGCAGGTGTGCCGACGTACTTGCTACCAGCCGACACCATTGATGTGCTGGACTGCACGATCCGCATGAACGACGGTGTGGTACAGACTCAGAGTGATCTGCCGCTGGCGCGCGTGAGTCAGTCGGTGTACTCCACGATCCCCAACAAGCTGACCCCCGGCAAGCCCAACCAGATGGTCATCAACCGCTTGGTCGCGGCCCCTACAATCACGCTGTACCCGGTGCCCAATGACAGTACGGCCAAGCTGATCGTATGGCGCTTGCGCCGCATTCAGGATGTGACGGGCGGGGCTGATACCAACGACATACCGTTTCGTCTGCTCCCGGCATTCGTGTCTGGGCTGGCCTACTACCTGTCATTCAAGATTCCCGGTGCCATGGATCGCTCCCAAGCACTCAAGGCCGTTTACGACGAAGACTTCCAGCGCGCATCCGATGAGGATCGTGAGAAGGCATCGGTGCGGTTTGTCCCGCGTATCGGGAGACTCTAAATGACCATCGCGTACGCACGCGGCACGCGTTCACTAGGCATATGCGACCGGTGTGGGTTTCGCTTCCTGCTCAATACCTTGAAAGCTGAGTCTGTGCGCGGCATCAAGATGAATCAACGCGTCTGTGACTCTTGCTACGACCCAGATCATCCGCAGAACTTCCAAGGCATGAAGCCGATCTATGATCCGCAGGCGCTGCGCATGCCACGGCCAGACATACCGGAAGCACCTGTGCCGCCCTACGTGCCCCCAACCATAGGGTAAATCATGACATACAACGAACTTAAACAGGCTATCCAAGACTTCGCAACCAACACGGAGCCATCCTTTGTCAGCCACATCGACCAGTTCATCGTGATGACGGAGCACCGCATCATCATGGAAGCCAGCCTGCCTGTCGAGCAAAGCTCCACGACGCTGACACTGGTGCCGGGTACGAACACCATCGACACGACATCGATCAGTGGTTACATCTCTGTGGACAGCATGGCCGTCACTGTCGGGGGTGCATACAGCTACCTTGATAACAAGGAAGAGGAATACATGCGCACAGCGTTCCCCAACCCGAGTACACAGGGCAAGCCCCGGCTGTACAACGTCTATGACAACAAGACACTGAAGCTAGCCCCTACACCAGATCAGGCGTACCCATTGGAGCTTCGTTACAGCAGCTACCCGCCGAGCCTAACCGCGACACTGACGACCACATGGCTGAGCACCAACTTCGAGTTTGCGCTGCTGTATGGCTCAATGCGCGATGCGGCGATCTACCTGAAAGAAGAACCGGACGTTGTGGCGATGTACGAGAACAAGTACACAGAAGCGCTCAACGAAGTTATCAAATTCGGTGACAAGAAGGCCAGCCTTGATGCCTACCGCACACGGGGATAAGCAATGGACGACAATTTTGACTTGGGCAGCCTCCTTTTTTCGCAGGTTAAAGAGCGCGGCTACAGCGCGGAAGAACTCGCGGCCCAAGCCGTCAACAAGATCATCTACGTGGGCGACCAGAGTCACCCGGTTATTAGGGATCAAGCCCAAGCGTTTAAGACGCATATACAGGCAGTATTAGTCGATACCATCAAGCAGGCCATGAAGACCGAGCGACTGACGCTTGCATGGAAGCTCAACAACGCAGGGCACTCTGAGCTTGTCGCACTGCTGAAGGACTAAACCGTGGCTACCGCATGGAGTGCGGGCGGGTATGGCTCCGGTGGATGGGGCGGTGTAAGCGGTGACGTGGCAGTCACCCTCACGGGCGCAGCTACAACTTCTGCAGCTAGTCGGCCTACCGGAACGGGTACAGGCGCGATAAACGTCATCGGTATAAACGTCACGGCTTTAGCCACGACACTCAGTTTTAATACGGGTACCGCCGCCACAACGCTTGCAGGTGCGGCGGCTACATCTTCCGCGAGTGCTATAACAGCCCTTGTCAACGCAAGCACGACCCTAACGGGTGCGGCAGCTACATCCGCAGCCGGGACGATCACCACCAAGGGTGACGGGGTTACGACCCTCACGGGCGTAGGTACAACTGCTTCAGCCGGGACGATCACTGCTTCCGCCAGTGTCTCGTTGACACTCACAAGTGCGGCGGCTACATCTTCCGCAGGCACGTTAGTCGCTAAGGGCGATGGCGTCAAGACACTTACCGGTGCAGCTACAACTGCTTCAGCCGGGACGATAACGGCGCTGGTTAATGCAGCAACTACGCTTGCCGGGGCTAGTACGACATCGGCTGCGAGTGCCCTTGCGGCTGCGGGAGCGGCAAACACAACGCTGACAGGTACGGCCACAACGAGCGCGGCGGGAACCTTGGTTGCCAAAGGTGACGGGGTTAAGACCTTTACCGGTGCGGCGGCAACGTCAACAGCGGGAACCATTACGGCGTTCGTTAATGCGACGACTACGCTTACTGGAGCCAGTACGGTCGCTTCAGCAGGATCGATTGCGGGGCGTACAGACGCGTTCGCGCTGAGCGGTGCATGGAGCGATGGCGGCTGGGGAAGTGGTGGCTGGGGTGGGGGTGTAGGCGCAACGGCGAGTGCATCTGCAGGAACAATAACTGCGTTAGTCAACGCAAGCACGACCCTTGCAGGTGCAGCCGCAACTACTTCAGCCGGGACGCTCACAGCCAAGGGTGACGGTATCAAGACCCTCACGGGTGCATCTGCCACGACATCTGTAGGGACGATCACGTCCACGGGTGCGGGTAGTACGACCCTCACGGGTGCAGCCACAACTGCATCTGCAGGGACGATCATCGCTTCGGGTACAGGGATTACGACCCTCACGGGCGCAGCTACAACTGCTTCGGCTGGGACGATCACGGCCACGGGTGCGGGTATTACGGCCCTCACGGGTGCGGCCACAACTGCTTCCGCTGGGACGATCACGGCGCTGGTCAATGCCACGACAACGCTTACCGGTGCATCCACAACGTCTGCGGCTGGTGCGTTCACCTTCACGGGCACGGCCAACCTAACCCTCACGGGTGCGGCAACAACGGCAACGGCAGGCATCGTAACGGCTACAGGGGCCAGTGCAGGGCAGATAAATCTAGGTGGCGCACAAACCGTCAGCAGTGCAGGAACCTTCGGGTTCGTTATTAGCTCGTCGGTGCTGCTGACAATAACCAATGGCGGATGGGGGGTAGGTGGTTGGGGCGGCGGCAGTTGGGGCACGTCAGACCCGGCAGCAAGCGCAAGCGCTGGGGCAATCACTGCAACGGTAAGTGTCGCAGTAACACTTGTGGGGGCCACGTCCACAGCCACCGCAGGTACGCTGACAGCTTCTGGCGGTGCGACTACAACGCTTGTCGGTACTAACGCAACAACTTCTGTTGGCATCGTAACAGCCACAGGCGGGGCTTCGGCCGCGTTGGCGGGTGCATCAGCGACAACTGCAGCCAACGCGCCGACAGTAACGGGTACAGCCAATGTCACGTTTACGGGTGCACCTACGACGGCTTCGGCAGGGACAATAACGGCATCCGCTACCGGTACAGGTGCAGTCATACTCACGGGGGTAGCGGCTACCGCTTCGGCCAGCGCGCCGACAGGTACAGGAACTGCAACCACAACGCTTACAGGCGCTTCCACGACAGCGTCGGCAGGAACCATAACTGCTTCCGCCACGGGTAATGCTTCAGCAGCGCTAACTGGCGCTACAACAACCGCAAGTGCAGGCGCACCCACAGCCACGGGGGCCGGTGTAACCAGCCTCACGGGTATAACGGTAACTACCGCTGTCGGAGTTATTAGCTTCTCGAAGAATGGTACGGTAACGCTTAGTGGGGCACTGGCGACGGCTTTTGCGGGATCGATCTATACCGGCTTTGACTGCTCCGTACTGCTGGGCAGCAGTTTGTTGGTATCCAACGCAAGCCCCATCGTCGGGCTTGGTGATAACTGGCACCCAATCGCGGGTGGCGCAGATGGTGGATGGGTCGATCCACCTCCACCGAACACAGGCAACTGGACGCCGGTCATACCACCGAACACCGGCAACTGGGCGTTGGCGAGCGGCCCCGGCAATTCGGTCTGGATCGGGATGTCTACCGGTGCAGTGGATGCGTGGGTTCCCTTGGTGCAGACTGCAGCCGGGGTTTGGGTCACGGCAATGCCGTCACCAACAGGTGTTTGGATTCCTGCACAATCACCTTACAATGGGGGCTGGACATCTGCCAGTCAGCCGTCTGCAGGTTCATGGACTGCCGCAACAACACCGCCCACAGGCTCGTGGGACGCGCGTGAAACGGCCGAGGCTAATTGATTTAAGGAAGCATCATGGCAAGTACCTATTCATCCAACCTACGCTTTGAGTTGATGGCGAACGGCGATCAGTCAGGCACGTGGGGGGCTACCACCAACACAAATCTCGGTACATTGATCGAAGGTGCTATCTCAGGGCGTACGTCAGTGACGGTAACATCGGCTAGTCAAGCATTGACTATTGCCAACGGTGCTACGGATCAGGCCCGCATGGCGATACTTAATTTCACCGGATCGTTCACGCCTAGTATCTACATCCCCCCAGTAACAAAAACATACATCATCTCGAACAACTGTACGGGGGCACTGACACTCTTCAACAGTACCGTTGCAGGTAATACAACGGCTGCCGGTAAAGGCATAACTATCAACACAGGCGAAACCGCGTACGTCTACAGCGACGGAACCAATTGCATCAATGCTGTAGCGAACGTGCAAGGATTGAACGCACTTACTGCAACCTCTGCGGGCGGTAATGTAGATGTGACTGCGGGTACTGGCGGGACTACTTCTGGCGCGGCAGGCAACATTTCTGTACGGTCAGGTAGCTCTAGCTCTGCAGCAGGCGGCTCCGTACTTATTATTGGGGGGAATGCGTTAGCCACTGCGGGGACGTCTAGCGCGGGTGCGGTAAATGTGTTTGGGGGTACTACAACATCTACCAACCCCGCCTCTCTCGGCGGCGCAGTCAATATACAGGGTGGCGGCGGCGGTTCTGGCCCCGGAGGAACTGTCACCCTCACGGGCGGCACCGGCGTAGGGCCATACTCGGGTGTAACAATTATTGCCGGTTACTCCACCGTTGGTGTCGGCCCTACATTAGATATTAAAGGCGGCGAATCGGATGATTCAGGTGCCGCCAGTAATGGAGGTGCAGTTAATATCACTGGCGGTATCGGTACAGATTATTCCGGTGTATCGGGTGGTGGCGGGGCAGTAAATATCAAGGGTGGCCCCGCAGCAGGTATTATCGGAACCAACCCCGGTACGCTTCCGGGCGGTGACGTCACTATTACAGGCGGGAGTGGGTGCGCTATCGGGGGTTCAGCTTCTAACGGCGGCAGCGTGAGCCTCGTAGGTGGCCCACCGGGTACGGGAGCTACAGGTGGCGGAAACGTTAACATTACCGCCGTCGCCGCATCGGGCAATACTACAGGTGGTAATGTTGTGATCACTGCAGGCGGTGCAGGATCGACGGCGGGCGCGGTGACTATAACGGGCGGCAGTGGGTCTACTACACCGGGTGCAGTGTCGTTGGCGGGTGGCGCAGGGTTGGGTACGGCAGGTGGAGCCGCTGTAAACATTACGGGTGGCTCCAGCGGGGCTGTATCGGGCGCGGTTAACATAACTGGCGGTGCTAACACCGCTAATGCCGGTGGAACCCTCAGTGGGGGCGCAGTCATCATTAAAGGGGGTACATGCTCCACCGTATCTACAGCGACAGCAGGTGCGGTAACCATAACCGGTGGTACCACTACAGGTGCGGGTCAACCCGGTGCTGCGGTCACTATCGCAGGAAGTGCAGCGTTCAGTAGCGCTACTATTGCCGTAGGCGGTAACCTGTCACTCAGCGGGGGTGCAGGAGCAGGCACCACAGGTAACGGTGCAGGCGGTATCGTTTCGATCAACGGCGGTAATGCTTCGGGTACGACGGGCGTCGGCGGCGACATCACGCTCACCCCCGGCACAGGAACGGGCACCGCAGGCCGCGTCAACTTTGTCAATTCGTCTACGGCCAATGGCGCGGTTGCAACAGCGATGTCGAGTGTAGGCCCGACAGGTGCAAATACTGCCATTCAAGGCTGGTTGACAGTTAAGATTGGCGGCACACTCCACTATATTCCCTACTGGTAAACAAAGGAAGACCATGAACGAAACTCAAATCGCAGCCCAAATCAACATGCTTGTCCAGCAGCGCGACAACGCGCTCAACACGTGCGTCAACTTGGCGGGCGACCTCGCCGCACTGGAGGCAGTCAATAAAGACTTGCAAGCCCAGATCGAACTGCTAAAGGGCATCGTAGAAGGCGCGAAGGAGAAACCGGATGAAACAACTTAACTGGAAGGTCGCAATAGCGGCCTTTTTTATATCCTGTTCCGCATACGCTGCACCTACGCTGGAAGAGGTTGTCACGTCACCGGATACCTTTGCCGTTTGCAAAGCAGTGGACATCGGTACGACGGCCTACGCGCTGGGGCACGGAATGACCGAAACCAACCCGATCATGGCGCACTGGATTCAGTCCGCAGGCTGGGGCCCGATCATTTTGCTGATGGGTGGTTTCTACTGGGTGCTCAAACAACAAGAGACGCCTAAAGCGTTTGTTGGAGGGGTTAACATCGGTACTTGTGCTGTTGCCGCGCATAATCTTTTGATATTGCCTTAGATCAAATCTGTGTGAAAATACGACATCCTAATGTGCGATCATGACTATGCATAATTTTCACCAAGAGGAAGGCGGTAGCGGCTTCACACCGCTAGTTTCCCAGTTCAATGACCGACGCAAAGATAGCCCGATGCCGGTGCTGCTGGCGTTGGTACAGAAGGTGCACGAAAGCCAGAAGGAGCTTGACCGCAAGCTGACCAAACACATGACAGAGGAAACGGATGAGCTTGCCAAGGCAATCACCAAGCTGATGGCTGAAGCGTTTCCAGAAGGCGACCCGGATGGGCACCGCCGCCATCATGAGTTAGTCATTCAGCAGGCCGAGGAACGGGCAAAGTTCTGGCATGAGATGCGTTTGGCAGTGGCGAAATGGGCGGGGCTGGGTGTACTCAGTTTCTTGGTCGTCGCTGCGTGGAACAAGTTTTTACAGGGGCCGCACTAATGAAACTCAAAGTTGTACGTGATGGTCTGAAAGAAGGCTGCACGCTGGGTAAGCTGTACATCAATGACGAGTTCGAGTGCTTCACGCTGGAAGACGAAGTGCGTCTTGACGGCGAAAAAGTGTTTGGCAAAACAGCAATTCCGTATGGAGTCTACGATGTCACCGTTACTCATAGTCCTCATTTTGACCGTGATCTGCCTTTGCTTGGTGGTGTACCTAATTTTGAGGGCGTACGCATACACCCCGGAAACACCGCCGCCGATACAGAGGGCTGTTTACTTGTGGGACATGAGCGATCAGACAATTCCATCGCCCGATCAAGACTCGCATTCGATGCGCTCTTCCCCAAAATACGGGATGCCATCGACGCGGGTGAAACGGTAACCATTGAGTACGTGTAATGAACGGCATTGACATTGATGAGATCAACCCGTTCCACCCATCATTGCTCAAGAGCCAAACAGTGGCGCTGTGCATGGTGCGTGACAAAATGGAACAGTACATAGCCAAGGGGCGGCCGCTGGAAGCCCAAGGCTGCAAGATAAGCCTGCGCATCATGTGGCAGTCCTACATGGAGCACACGGTCATCGATACAGGATGGGGTGAGTTATGACGGAAGAACGCCGTAAACGTGTCTGGCACATCATTGATCTGGTGACAAACCACCAGACAGGGCGGCTACGTGAAACGGCGTTTTGGTCGAATGTCTGCAAGCTGCTGGCGTCGGGTGCTTATGTAAAGTACGTTCGCGCGGAGAACTACGAGACAATGACGGCTGTTCTGGTTGGTGCGCTTGTTGTGCATGAGGTAGTCAAAGCCCAGCAGAATCAGAATCAACAGAAAATCGAAAAGGAGACGCCAAATGCTCAACCTACTCGGGCCGTATAAATATGTGGTTGATATTGTGGCTATCGGCTTACTGGTTGCTCTTTGTGCTTTTGGCGTACATCGCTATAACGCATTCCAACAGGGAGTGGGTGAAGCACGAATCCAAGCTCAATGGGATAAAGCCAACGAAGTAGCAAAAGACGCGCAGCGCCTGCGCGAGATTCAATTACAGAAGGAGAAAGACGATGCAGTCGCACAAGCCGCCAAGAATGTTCAGTCTGCTAACGCTGCCGCTGCTAGTGCCGCTGCTTCTGGTAGGGTGCTCCAGTCCACCATCCAAACCATCCTTGCCCGATCCAGTGGTGATAACGTCGAAGCCAATCGCAAATACACCGCAGCCCTCGCAGCCGTATTCGCAGACTGTCGAGACAAATATCAAGAGTTGGGACGCGAAGCTCAAGGCCACGCTGACGACTCCCTGATGTACCAAAACGCTTGGCCCAAGTAGAATGCGCCATGCCGTATCAAAAACTTCAGTTCCGCCCCGGAATCGTCCGCGATACCACCGCACTCGCTAACGAGGGTGGCTGGTACGAAGGCAACAACATCCGTTTTCGCATGGGCCTGCCCGAGAAAATCGGGGGTTGGATTAACTACATCAGCGACGTTTTTCTAGGAACGTGCCGTACGCTTTCAGCATGGCGCACGCTCGGTAACGCCACCCTTATCGGGGTCGGTACCAGTCTTAAGATGTACATAGCGTACGGTGGGGCATACCGTGACATTACCCCCTTACGGGCATCACAATCGATAGCCGCT